CCATTACTAAATCTTGTCGAAGGTTGGGTTTCCTTGTGCATCGTATCCGCGGAATCTGGCGGGACGCCCTTGGCCGTCACGATAGATTTTACCAGGTTGAAATCCCGGCGCGGCAGCAGCGGGTGCTGGCTGCGCGGCGGATTGCGCCGCATTAGCGGGAGCGGCCGCCGGCTGCGCGCCTGGCGCTTCCTTGGCGCCAGACAGCTTTGACTGCGCCCTGTTCTTTGTCTCCAAGGCCAAGTCGTACATTCTCTCAAATGCTGACTCAAATCCCGGCTCATCGCGCGCTTGCTCCAGCCCAAGAGACGCAGCCTGCGCCATCAGTGCGCGCTCACCGTCCGACAGCGACCCTTGGCCGGCATTACGCACGGCCTCATCCAAATTAATCATGCCCTTCAAGCTGGAAAAGTCGGCATTCCACCCGAGCGTGGTATCGTCCGAAAGCATCGCTGGCCACCTTCCTTGAACCGAACCAACGCGCGAGCGCCATTTTTCTTCTCCCTTCTTAACTCCTTGGCCTTTCTTGTCGCCGCCGCGGGCGCCGCCACGAAGGTTGTCCATGAGGAAGATCATGTTGTCCGCGCGCTGCATGGTCTTTTGCGCGTCGGTCAGCCTTTTCTCGTCAAGCGCCCTTGCCTCTGGAGACTTTTGCTGAATGCGCATATCGTCCTGCATCTTAAAAAACTCATCTGCCTTTTGCGCGGCCCAAGCCGGGGTGATCTTTTGCCCAAAGCTGCGGTCGTAGACGTGCTGCTGCACGGCAGGAAGCGCATCGTACATCTTGTTAAACTCCTCTTGGCTTTGCGCGTTGTTGAGCTGGTCAAAGAAGCCCAACTCCATGGCTACGCCTGTAGGTTGTGTGCTTGCCTCTGCGCGGCGCACAGGCGTCGAGGTCGATGCTGTAGCCGTTGACGCAACGGCGGCAGGCGTCACGTCTTCTGGGCGGGCCAGATCATCGGTCTGAACTCCTGCGCCCTCTAGCATTCTCATAGCCTCAACAGGAGCCATGCCCCCACTAACAAGCGCATCAACGGCCGCATTTACGCCGTTCATTTTGGTGAACTGCAGAAGATCATTCATGTCGATCTCCTTCGGCGCAGAAGGAGCGCCGGCTACCGGCGGAAGGGTGTCGCTACCTATTGCCATATGTTAGGGATTGCGCTGCCAGCGAGCGCCTTGGAGTTGGTTTCCGCCTTGGTTGATTACGTCTTGCTTGTTCTGTGCCTGCAGGCGCAGGTCTGGCATCGCAGCCGTCAACGCCTGCTGATTTTGCTGCACGCCCATGCGTCCGCGTCCAAGCTGCGCATTGGCCATCGCCGGCATCATTGAGCCAAAGTTCTCCAGCATCATGCCGGCGTCGTAGTCGTCCATGTCGCCGAACATCGCGCCGTCCATGCCGAAGGTATCTCCGGCCATGCCCATGAACTTCTTGAAGTTCTTGCCCTTGGCGATGGTTCCCTGGCGCTGTCCGTAGGCTGCTGCAAGTGATGTCAGCGCCCCGCCAATATCCTGGCCGAGCTGTCCCATGGACTGTGCGTTGGTTTGCGCGGCGCCCATCATGCCTTGGGCGATGATGCGTCCGCTTTGGTCGTTCTCTGTCGGGTTATAAGCAAACATAGTCTTTATTCCTCCAAGATTCCCGCCGCAGCCCGTGCTTCGAGGCACAGTGGTGATCCCGCCACAAACGCGCGGCAGGCGTTTGGTCGGTTGTTGTAAATTGAGCAAGAGACGCCGCATCCGACTTCGCCGGTCAGCGCCACGCATCTGCTGTTCGTTGTCTTCATCAGTGGGTAGTCGTTGCGCAGCATCCATGGCGGGATGCCGGCAGCGTCAGATCGGTCCCGCCGCAGGACAGGCCAAGACCACTTGTGAGCGCAGCATGCCCCACACCGTTGACAGTCGAATCTTGCCACGTCGGGCGGAAGCCCTGCGCTTGGCTCGTCAGGTCCACATAGGGGGCCAGATGAGATATGTTGTTCGTCTCGCATGAGTTCTTCGGGCACCAGACCGTGTCGCCGAGGTGGCGGTTCACGCAGTTCCAGCATACCGGGTAGTAGTCCGAGTTGTTCGCCTTGTCCGTCTTGTGCTGCCACGCCCCGCCGACCTTCTCGTAGCGGGTGTCGTCGTTGGGCACGCCGGCCGCTTCTAGGTAAGCCCACACGTCCGCATCGCTCCAGTGGCGCATCGGGTAGAATTGTGTCGGCACGCCGGCCTGCACTAAAACGTCCTGCGCCAGCGGCACATGGCCCTTGATGAGGTCCACGTCGGCACTCTTTTGCCCATGAAATGCACTGTCCCAAGGGAAGTTGAACGTCCCGGTCGGCCGGCGCAAAGCGTCCAGACCGCAGAGGTAGCGACCGCTGGCCAACTCTTCCGGCTTCGGCTCTTCGGTGCCGAGGCAGAGGGCGAGCGCCTTTTGTCCAAACTGGTAGAGCTTCACAAAGTCAAAGCGCGGGGCGCCGGTCTCGATGTCGAAGCCGTCCGTCAGCATGTAGTCCAGTGGAGCGTAGTCATACATCTCCAAGTCCCATGCATTGGCCAGCCGGTCGCTGTGCGCGTAGCGGCTACGGAACCGAGGCTCGCGCCACTGGATTACCGGCAGCTTGGCGCCGACCTCGTAACGGATGAGGTGCAGCATCGCCGTGCTGTCCTTACCGCCTGACCAGAGGACGACAGGGGTGGAGCATTGGTTCAGCCAACACTCCACCTTGCGACAAGTCTCTTTGATTAGATCCATCAGATTGCGATAGCGCCGATACCCACGGCCGCGCCCACACCGCTGCCGATCATTCCCATCATGCCGGACTGGCCGGTGGCACCGGCCTGCATCGCCGCAGCCTGCATCGCGGCGTTGTTGTTGAGCACAGCGTTGCGGTTGCTCGCCGCCATGTTGGTATTGAACGAGAAAACATTGCCCGCTTGTTGCAGCGAGTTGCCAAAGATGTTCCCAACTTGCTGTGTCGTATTCCCCAGCGTTCCCATTCCGAGCTGGAACGCCGGTCCCAGCGCCTGCCGGTAAGGGTCCATGTCGCCGTAGAGCGTGCCGAGACCAAGCCGCCGCTGTGAGCGCATCTGGTCATTGGCCAGTGCCTGCTGGGCGACACTCGACAGGAATCCACGGTTGTTATTCACCTGATTCATGTTCGCCTCTTGGTTCGCCATCTGGGCGTTGAGCAAGAACTGACCGAGCGTCGTGTCGCGCACTTGGTTTAAGCGCTGCGCATCCATGAGTGCCGCTTGGTTGGCGAGGGCCGTCTGCTGGGCGGACTGTGCGTCCGTCTGGCCGCGCGTCAGGTCGCTCGCTTGGTTGAGACGCTGTGCGTCCATCATCGCCGCTTGATCGGCGAGCGACATCTGACCGGCGAGCGCTTGGTTGCCTCGGTCGGCTTGCAGCGCCATCTCCGCTCCTGCCATCTGGCGTTGGATGTCGGCGTTCTGCACGTTTTGCGCGAAGGACAAGTCCTCCATGTTGCGCTGGCGGGAGTAGCGGTCGCGGTTCAGCAACTCGGCAGCGAGACCGGCGCTTCCGGTTGCCATGCCGCGAGCGGCCATTCCGGCTCGGGCCGACTGCACGGCATCGCGGCTGGCTTCGGCAGAGAGCCGTCCGCCGCTGGCCACGCGATTCATAGCCTCGCCGACTAGCGACTGGCCGAGGGCACCGGCGCCGACCTCGCGGGCGCGGACATCGCCGACCCGCTGGGCATTGACTCCGCGAACGTCGCGCACCGGACCCATCTGCGCAGCGTTGGCCAGATTGGCGCGCACATTGCGGATATTGGTCGGCGCGGAGACTTGATCCGGCCGGTAGGACATGGCGTTGGCGCCAAGCTCGCGCATCTGGTTTTCCAGTGCGCTCGGCCCCATGTCGCGGCCCATCTCATCGAGGATGGTCTGGCGGGCGAACTGGGAGTATTGGTTGTCGAGGTTGCGCGAGAGCTGATCGGCGGTGCCAAACTGCATGCGGATATACTCAGGGTATAGCCGCTTGATTGCCGCCTCTTCTTCGCGGGTTTGTGCTCGGGCCACGCGAATCGACGCATTGGCCATCTTGTCGTAATCAATCGGTGCTGGCGGTGGCGGCACGGGTGCCGCGCTGAATGATGGTCCTCCTCCTCCCATAATGTTATCTCCTTACTTTCTTAGTTAGTTGTTCCCACGAATATACTCGCGGCTCAAAGCTCCCACGTCGGCACCAAGCCACATAGGGGTGCGGATGCGGCGCCACGCGAAGACACTCCCGCACGCAGCTTGTGCCAGCAGTGCCAGCAGCCAGAGTGACGAACCAGCAGTTGCTTTCGCCTTGCTCAAAGTGTTGCTCCTCCGCGTTCCACCGGCAGGCTTGGGCCAGCATGAAGCAGCTTGGGCTGTTCCACACATAGCCCGCCGACAGATGCTCGCCGACTGCTTGCCAGAAGTCTTGCGTGCTGTGGTTGTCCCACCACTGTTTTGCCTTTTGCCATGTGGTCATCGGAAAATGGCAACGGAAACATCGTCGGGGTCGGAATACCCATTGTTTGATGCGTTAGCGAATGCGGTCACTATTCGCACTGCTGATGTTGTCGTAAATGTGCGACCATTAACGGTGCTTGCAGAAAACGCGGAATTAGAGTTTGAAGCGGTAGTAGCGTGTGTTGAATAATTTGCGTCCGGCATCGCGGTCGTGAAGTTTACCGTATACTGCCCCTGCGCAACTCTTGTAACGCTTGAGACGTTGCCAGACGCACGGATCAATCGGTTCGTGTTTGCGGTGGAGGCTTCGCCCGCTGTGTTTTTTGTCCCATCAAAATTCACCCAAGCCCTGCACGCATAAATGGGCGGGTCGTTGTCGGCGTTGAGTGCCTTTTTGATCTCACCGGCATTGGCGGCGAGGGAGAGCTTGGCGTCGGTGACGCTGTCGTCGGCGATCCGCGCAATCGGCAACGTGCCGGTGGTGAGCTTGCTGGCGTCGATGTCGCTGGCCAACTTGGCGTTGGTCACGTTGGCATCCACAATTTTCGCCGTGCTAACACTGCCGTCCGCGATGGCGCTGGCGGTGCCTGTGACGTTGCCGGTGAGTGGCCCGCTGAATGCTGTGGCTTTGACCGTGCCGCTGACTTCTAGGCGTTCGGTAGGCTCGTTGTTGTTGATGCCGACGTTGCCGCTATCGCTCCGAATGCACATTCGGGAAATGCTATTAGAATAAGCGTCGTTGATGTTCTCAAACACAACATTGCCGTCTATTCCGCTTATTATCCTAAAAAACTTTCTAGATCCGCCCGATGGCGCCGAAGTGTTCTCTAATTCAAACGAAGGGGCAGTGGAACCTGTGATTCTTGCCATAGGATACCCGCTCGCGCCAAGGTCGCTTTGAATGTGAAATGATGCAGTAGGCGAAGTTCCGCCTATGCAAACCCGACCATCCGCCGTTACCACAAACGGCGTAGCGTCAGGATTCGCCGAGTCCTCCACCACCAGCGCATTGCCGCTGCCGGTCTGCGTGATGCGCACGGCGTCGGTAGAGCTATTGTCCTCTACAGTCAGCTTAGATGCTGGAATGGTTGTGCCGACTCCTAAATTGCCTCCATTGATAAAGCTGGCTCCAGAGCTGCGCATAACAGCAGCCAAAACACCAGAGCTTGGGCGGACGCCAACTTCCATGTTGTTGGATGCGTCAACATAAAGCCCGCTTTCATTCGATATGCCATCTGACTTAGCCAAAACCGCCCATCCGGCGGATGCGCTCTGGCGATTACCGTGTATTGGGGCCAGTGCGGACGACGTTCCACCAGCAACGAAGCCTGTTGTAGTAACATTCTGACTGCCAAAGTTAGGCGCAACCTTCGTTCCCGCAATCGCCGCCGAGGCATTGATGTCTGCATTAACAATAGTGCCGTCCACCAAGTTATCCGAGGCAACTGTGATCGCCGCAGGAAGCGCACCTGTGGCGAGCTTGCTAAGAGCAATCGCGGCGTCGCTTTTGATGTCCGCGTTGACGATCTCGCTGACGGTGCGAGCGGAATTCAACTTAGTCGGGGTCACGGTATCCCCAGAGGTGAAGGTGTAATTATATGAGGCCATAGGAATTATGCTGCTGATCTGGTTTCGGTCGGAGGCAAGGACTTGGGCGATGCCTCAATGCTGGCGGATCTGATTTCCGGCCGCCCACCGGATGTTTCGTAAATGACTTCGGCGCTGTGCGCTTTGTAGCGCACCGGCGCCTTCATGTTGTAGTCTTCCAAGCTGCCGGTGCTATTGGTCAGCGTGCCGACCGTTGTTTCGGTGTCAGGGTTGATGGTCTTTATCTTTGTGCTGACACTGGCGCCTGCCGGAATGACCACATCGGCGATGGTGCGGAGGAAGCGCTTGCTGTGCATGTCGCCGAAATCGTAGCGGCGCGTTTTGATGCTGCCGCTGATTGGGTTGCTGCCGACCAAGCTGCTCGCCGCATTGGCGTCCACGGCAGTGTTCTCTTCTTCCAGCAGGTAGAGGTTGCCAGAGCGGGGGATTGAGAAGACGCGGCGCTGGTTGTCGTAGGTGCCGACGAGGATCTGGTTGACCGAGGCGCTGCTCGGATAGATGTCGCGGTATTCCCATGTTTCTGTCAGCGCATTCCACGCAATGACAAGCTGATTGCCGTCGAGCGGGTCGGCGCTGGTCGGGAGCGCAACCAGATAGCGGTTGCTATGCCAGATGCCGAAGGCGCTGCGCTCTACGCGGGACTGAACCACTTGGCTAAACAAGTCGGCGATAGGTTCGGAGAGCGGCTTGGTGTCGCCGCGAAGTTTTAGATCGAGGCGGCTGTCGAGTCGGTAGATACCGGCGTCAGACAGGAAGAAGACAAAACTGCCTGCGGTGACAATGGTGTTGCGGGCGCTGCACCCGATCTCGTTGGTGAGGAGCGTGAGCTGTGACACCGGAGTGTCCACCGAGAAGGCGCTGCCATCTGTGGACGACACTTGGCCGAGGGTGGCGAGCCAGATGGACTTCCTACAGAAGACGAGTGCCTGCCCCTCAATCCATGGATGCACTGCAACAATGCGGTCGTCGCCGCCTGCGCCTGCGCGGAAGCTGTTCCAAAATGGGTCGTATAAGTCGGAGTCCAAAACGTCGCTGATGCCCACCGTGTCGCGGGTCTTGGCGATCCATAGCCGATTGTTATGGTAACTCGCCCAGCCGACACTCGGCATGCGGGTGTAGGTGACGCCTTCGCTTGGCACGCCTGCGGTGGCGCGGACGAAGTTGCCAGCGCCGCCGTCCCAATAGATCGGCGCTTTGACGCGGCGCACCTTGATCCCTGCGGCAGCATGCGTTGCGGTGCCGCTTGGGACGGTGATTGTGAAAGAGTCTGTGGCGATGCCTGTGATGTCGTATTCGTGGCCGTCGAAGGCGGGCGTTGTGCTGCCTTCAATGCGAACGCGGGCGCCTTCGGGATAGCCGTGGGCGTTCACGTTGACCGTGGCCGTCGTCGAGGAAACGGTGATGCCGGAGGCAGTTGTCAGCTTTTCCTCGTAGCCGGTGGCGGTGCGGGAGGCTTCGCGGAGGATATACAAGCGATCAAAGGCTTGCAGCACGCTGACGGTGTCGGTTCCCTCGATGCGCTCTTGCGGCGTGTTCGGGTAGTTTTTGACCACCGGCGACTGTCCCTGCCGGTAGAGCGTGGCGCTGTCGCTGCCGGCGAGCACGATGAATTCGTTGGCGTTGTCGTAGTTTTGGCTGGCGAACACTCCGGCCGCATACAGTCCGCCTTCGTAGGAGTCGCGGACTTCGGGGCCGTTGTTGGCGATGATGGTGCCGGTGGCCGGTGTCGCGGGAGATCCGCTCACGGTGTAGGTAAAAGTATTGGCGTCCGTCACGGTGACGATGAAGTCGCCGTTGTAGTCTGTCTCGGCGGCGCCACGGATGTTCACTTGGTCGCCGGTGGTGAATCCGTGGGCGGTGGCGGTGACGGTCGCCGTGGTCGAGGCTCGGGTGATCACAGTGACAGTCCTGTCGGTGCCGAGGGTAAAGTCGAGAGTTAGCGGGGCGCCGGTCGTGCCGATCGTGTCGGTTAGGCGCTTAGATCCCTTGCGGGTTGTCGCCACGCCGCGGTCCAAACGCATGTTCACGCTGTCTTGCAGCATGCCTGCGGGCAACGTCAGCGGGTTCAAACGAGAAGCGAAGCCGAGGAATCCGGCGTCACCATCGCGCTGCACTGGAGATTCTAATGCCATTAGTTGAGCGCTGCCTTTAGCCTGCTTTTGAATCTTGCCGCGTCGGCGGGGCTGATGTCATTTTTGCGGTTGGGGGCGATTTGCTGGTGCGTGACGATTCGGGACATCGGGATGTGCCAGCGCTTCATGCGGGGCACGATGTATTGGATGGCGCTGTCCATCGCTGCCTCACCGAGCGGGTCTTCGTATGTATTGCCGTCCCATGCCACACCGAGGCTGTAGCTGTTGCAGTCCGGCACGCCTTGCCAGCTCGACAGACCAGCGTGCCAGCAGCGGGCCGTATCGTCGGCGAGGACGGTGCGGTTGCCGTTGCGGGCGATGATGACGTGGTAGGACACTTTGCTTTCGGGGTTCATGCACCAAGAGACGGAGCCGTTGTAGCTACCGCTGGTGTGGTGCAATACGATCATGGTCGGTGTGATAGGTCTGCCGCTCTTGTTCGGCGTGTTGAGCCGGCGCTCGTCGTAGGCTTTGCTCGCGGCGGGTGTGGAGACGGTTGTGGATTCTAATGGCAAGCTCGGCGAGGCTGGCGCTGGGCCAGTCGCGGACTTTTTGCCAAACAGATTCTTGATCCACTTCCACATGCGCTTACTTCGCGTGGCCTTTAGGCGGCGGGTTGACGGTGACGGTGGCTTGCTGCTTCAAGAAGTCATAGCCGACCGTCACGCATCCAGCCGCAGCGACAGCCCAGCTCACGGCGAGGATCGCAACTGCAATGGCTTTTGTGGCGCGGGCGTGGCTCATGGAGTCAGAGGCGGGCGGTGCCGTCTTTCGCTACCACTAATCCCCATGCAGCCATAAGGCTGGCGGCGATGAGGCCGATGTCGGGGATGGTGCCGGTGGCGAGGAACTCTTTCGCGCCGGTCGCCAAGGCGATGAGGGCGGTGAGGATTCCGATGGTCGTTGTTTTCCAGTTGCGCATATTATTTTGCTTTCTGTTTTTTTCTGAGGTCGTGAAGGACCGAAATTAGGGTGACAATGCCGACGGCCAGACCGACACAAAGACCGGCGACTCGCAGGGTTGTTTCTAGGTGAGGGAGCATTGAGAAGACGCTTGAGCCGATGCTAGTAACCGTTCCAAGCACACCCTTCTCGGTGGTGCTCATGTTGTGATGAAAATACGACAGGC